AAAAAGACAATCCAACTATTATTCAAGAAGAACCTGGTATTATAATTACTAAAGACGATGAGAGTGAATAAGACAATCATTTAAATTTATAAATAATTTTATCAATAAAGGAAGATTTAAACAATGGATCCAATTATTACTAAGATGTTAGAGGGAGTACCGTTTAATGGAATGGGATCTACCCTAGAAAGAAACGCTTTAATTGGCGTTATTAGAAATTTAATTTCAGAAGATAAATATACCGTAGATTATATTTTAAACTATGCTGAAAGTGTAGGTTATCAAAGACAAATGGCAGAAGATGTCTTTAAAGAACTTACAGGATTAAGCCCTAAACTTATTGTAAATAATAATGCTTATTATGATATGCCTGCAGGAGTACCTAATATGTGTATTGCTTGGGGTATTTCTAAATCTACAAAAGATAAAGCATATTATATTGTTCCTTTTGAATATGGATATGCCACTATGGAAACAGACGGTATTAATGCTCCTATTCCTACAGTAATTTCTGCTACTATTCCTGAAGCTTTTGATGAGCTTAAAAAAGTAGCAAAGAATATTCAAACGTTAGATAAAATTATTACTAAAAAATTATTAGAAACTGAAAATGTTCAATCTCCAGCTAATGACGTACATCAAGTTAATATTCCTTATTCAGCTTCTCCTTTGCAAGTTCTTAAAAAGAGCTTTAAAGATAAAGTATTAAGTGTAAGTGAATTTGAAAGACAAGCTTCCAAAATGTTACAAGCTGGTGAGCTTACTGTTGATGAAGCAGAAGATTTAATGAATTGGAAACAAGATTTAATTGATGAAGATGAATCTTATGCTAATGAAGTTCTTGAAAACAACGAAAAATGGAATGAAGTTCAAGCAACAGTTGAATTTGATGACATTTATAATGAACTAAAAGAAATTGCACATCACGATGATGAAACTTTTAATAAAGATAAAGTAAGAGCTGTCTTTGAAGCTAATAAAGATATGTTTCAAGAAGTAGATCTTATTGAAGCTGTAAATCGTCTATATCAATTGTTACTAGGTTTTAGCAAAGAAGAAATTCTTGGACATTCTGAATTTAAAGGTAAACAAGCTTCTGATTCTAATTTGAATACACAAGTAAAAAAATGGTATACAAATTTGTATAAAACAGATGATTTAGGACAAGAAATTAATCCTAATGTAACATTTATGGAAATTTTATCTAATACTGAAAATACTTATTCTTTATTAGGAGTGACAGATTCAGTAGTTCGCGAAAGAGTATTTGAAGAAATTTCTAAAAGAACAAATATTCCATATGAAAAAATACATAATATGTGGATGGGAAAACAAGCTTCTAAAAAAGTAAAAAGTGATATTAAAAAAGATTCAAATTTTGAGAAAGCATTATCATATGTTGAAGAAAGAATATCAAATGATAATAACAATGAGAATGATTCTTATCCTTTAGCATTTGAAGAAGCTGAAAATTTATTTGGTGTAGACGCAGATAAATTACAAGAAGAGTATGATAGAAGAACTATGACTTGGAGAAGTGCTTCTAAAAAAGTAACTGCTGAAAATATGACTTTAGATGATATTGAAGCAGAAGATAATAAAGATCAAGTACAAGATGAAATTGAAAAGATTAATGAAACTCCTGTAGAAGATATTTTTGCAGAAACTACACCAGAACAATATTTAGATAAAGCTTTACAAGAAGACAAAGTAGATACTATCAATGATGTAGTAAGTAAATGTATTGATAAATTCAGTGAGAAATTTAAAGATTTTGATAAATATCAAGTTAAGATTTTGTCTTATAATACTAAAGTTTTAGGCGATTATGAACCTACTGAAGACGAATTAGTAGAAGACAAAGAACTTAATGCTAATGCTATTTTAGAAGTAATTTTACAAATTACTAATAATGCTGATGAAACATCAAGTAAAAAAGCATTAGCAGTATTTTCGATTACTAATGGCGAACTACATTGGACAGGAACTGTTCGTGGAGAAAATGACCAAGTAGTTGCTTTTACTGAAGAAGGTTTAGATGCCTTATTTGAAGTAGAAGAAGTTGCAGATCAAGAATTAGAGGATATTATATAATATGAAATTTGTAAAAGTAATTAAATCAGAAGAGCATAATTTATCAGGTTTATCTCGTGATGAGCGTTTTTTCAATGATAAAAGTGAATTAAAAAATCACATTGAAAGATCTAAAGATTTATTTAATAATTTTGCTTTTGTGACTTTATTAAGCACAGAAAATAATAGAAACCTTTTTAATGAAGCAAAACCATTATTTAATAAATTATTAGAATTAATTGAAAAACTAGATTAAATAAACAAATTTGCGCTTATCCCTCCAGCGCACGCGGCAAGTGATATAATAACTGCTCAAAGCCTCTCTTTATAGGGAGGCTTATTTTATATCATCATTTAGATTTATATATTCAGAATATAGGAGAAAACGAATATGAATCCAATGAGTGAATTTAAGAAAAATTTTAGTAAAGAATACGAAATACAGAATCATAAGTTTTTATTTCGTAGTTTATCTACTAAAGAATCTAATGAAGTAGAGAAATCAGTTGCAAGACAAACAGTTTCTTTAAATGATGATAGTACATTTAATACTCGTAAGATTGAAACTTTAGCAATTGCATTAGTTTCTGTAGATGGAATACCTTTAAAACAATTTGAAGATATTCAAATTGAAATTTCTAAGGGCGGTAATGAAAAAGAACTTATTAAAGCTGAGATTGAAAGTTGGGATGACTCTTTTTCTAGTTTATTGTATCTTTACTATTTAGATCTTTTAAAACAAAAAGACGCTAAGTACGAAAAAGAAGCTAAGTTTTTGAACTCGTCTAATTAAGAGGAGTTCTTATATGTTAAATCCTTTAGATTCTTTTAAGAGGACTTTTTTAAAAGATGTTAAAATAATGGGCAAAACCTTTACTTTTGATACATCAAAACCTCTTAAAACACTTAATAAAGTAGATATACTAGTAAACATATTAGTAGCAGTAGAAAAAGTGAATCTAGAGGATTTTAGCACCATTAAAGAGGCTTTAGATAAAGGTTTAACTAAAGAAGAAGCTATAAAAGAAGAGATTTTAAGTTGGGAACCAGAAATAGTAGATATTTTAGTTAATAAATTTATAGCTTTAATAAAGGATCAAAAACCAATAGATTTTAATAATTTACCAGATTTAAGAATTTATTGGAGATTAAGAAAAATATTTAGTAAAGAAGAAGTAGATAATTTTTCAGACATTGATTATCAATGGGCAATTTTTAATCTACAAGAAGATTTTAAAGAAGCAGAAGAAGCAGATGATAGAAATCTAGAAAAACGTAAAGCTTGGATGAATTTAGATCTTTATAATCATCTTAATAAAAAGGAACAGGAAAAACAAAAAGAAGCTGAAGAAAATAAACTACTTATTCAAAAACTTATTGAACAACAAGGTATTGATTCTGATAAGTATCAAATTGAATTAGTAGAGGAAGAAGATATACCTACAGTAATTGAGGAAGAATAATGGCTACAAGGGATGAAATGCAACAAATAGCGAAAGAAGTTGTAGAAGCTTATGTTAAAGCTTCAGAAGGTGATGTCGAAAAAGGTAGAATATCTGAAGCTGATTTATTAAAAGAATTAAATACTAACATTAAATCTATAGGAAAAACAGTAACTACTCAAGCAAAACAAGCAATTAAAGATTCTAATAATAGAGATAAGTTAATAGAAAAATTACAAAATACTGTTGTACAGAAGTTAGAAAAACAAGGTATTATTCAACAAAGTCCTCAAGAAAATTTTTTACAACGTATAGGTTTTAAGCAACCAACTAGAGATGATTTAGCAACTCAGTATCGTGCTAGACAAATGGCTGGTGGTATAGAATCTATCTTAGAAGGTAGATTTGCATCAGGTCTTAGACAACTAGGATCTACTATACCAACAATAGCTAATTTTATGGGTGGTCCATTATATGCTGCTATGACTGGATTAGCCACTGCAACTATAAAAGCTATTGATTCATTTACAAAATTTTCTGCAGTAGCTACACGTTTGTCTGGATCAGAATTGGGAACAAAAGTATCTGATAGATATGCTAGATTGAGAGATATAAAAGGTTTATCAATGGCATATGGTCAAAATTCAGAAGATTTTGATAAATATATGATGTCAGATATAGGAAATGTAGGAAGAAGAAGATTATGGCAGGATAGACAATTTACTAATGTTTGGATGTCTACTAGAGCAGATTTTGAACGTATGGGTGTAAGTCCAGATAAAGTAAATACTCTAATGTCTCAACAATTATCGCTTGGTAGATCTTCAGACGAGATTAGAAGATTTAATTATAGATTAAGAGAAGCTACAAAAACAATGGATACATTTAGCAGTGATAAATTTATTAGTTCGTATCAAGACTTAAATAAAACTCTTATCGCAAATAATATAAATGGTATGGCAAATGCTAAAACTCTTGCTAAATTTCAAGATCAATTAAATAAAGGTACATTATCTATAAGTGATTTTACTAAAGCATTAACTAGTAGACGAGGAGCAGAAACATCAACACTAGCGGGTGTTGGAGCAATGCTAGCTGAAAGAGGTTTAGGTGGAAAAGAATTATTAGATGCATATTCTCGTGGAGACATGATTGCTGTTGCTGGTGCTGTTAGACGAGGTGGGGCGCAAATGTCACGAGATATAGAAAAAATAGCACCTGAAATATCAAAAGAGTTAGGAACTTCAGATTGGAAAGAGGCTTTAGCATTACAAGCTGGAACGCCTTGGGGACAACTTACTGCAGATTTAAAAAATTTGCAAGTACAAAATACATTAGTTAGTGGCGGATCTATGGTAATAGGATCTGATGGAAAACCATTAAAACCCGAAGATTTAGTTAAAGAAGAACAAGAAATTAAAAAGTCTGAATCAGAATTAATAGATGAAACCGTAAAATTAACAGGTACATTTAAATTACTTAAAGATTATATACAATATAACATTTTACAAAAAGGTGCTGATATTGAAAAAGAAGGAATCGCAAAAACATTGAGTAATGCTGCATTGAATGCATTAATGCCTGGAAAACAAGTTATCGAAGCAGTATTTAAAATAGGCAACCCTACGCAAACCTAATGTTTTACTTATAACTACCATCTTTCCAACCACTTGCTTCGCAAACTCCTTTTAATATAAGAGCTAAACAAACTCCTATAATAAATATAGTTACTAATGCTCCTATTAATACTTCATATTCGTTATTCATATAACTAACCCTCCGTTTATTTATCTTATATTTATATTATAATAAACAAAGTGAAAAAAGTAAATAGTTATTTTATATTATATTTTAATAATTAACTTTATTAACTAATTATTAACAATATTTACTTTGTGTCAATTTTATTTATACCAATTAAAAAATTGTTCCCAATTATAAAAAACTAAATAATTAAGATTGTTTTGTTTGGCAATTTGAAATTTAATTGGATCAGTGATTGTCCAAACATCTATGAAATTTTGATAACGACTTTTTTTATTACTTTTTAAATTATGTTTTTTAACTTTTTGCTTCCACTTTTCTATTAATTGTATATGTTCTATATTTTCAGGGTCAAAAGGTTCTTTACCGTGACTTGGGTCAAAATTAATTTCGATGAATAAATCTAAAGATTTAATATAAAAATCACACATAAAATTATAACGTTCTTTATTTTTATATTGATATTCTATATCCTCAAAATCAAATTTATAAACTAAAGCTTGATAAATAATATCTTCTGGGCTTGATATACAAAATGAATTATTTTTTTTCTTTGTATCGTATTGTTTTTGCATTACAGATGCAACAAAATCTTCATTTTTCCATAAATCTTTAAATTCTTGCGTTTTTGAATAATTATCAACATGAAATAATTCTAAAAATCTATTCTTAATAAATTCTTGACGCTGAAATGTATATTCTACTCCATAATGTACAAAATGTTTTTTAGCTGCTTTTCTTCTAATTTCTGGTTTGCGCGCCGCTTCTATACCCATATCGTGTACTACTTTTAAGCTAAAAACTGATTTTACACCATTATTTTTATAACATGTTTCATATGCTTGTTCTCTATTTGTATAATAACGATTATTATATTTTCTTTCTTTAGTCGCTTGTCCATTTAATTCTGGATCTTTAGAAGCAAATGGGTTTTCTACGCCTATTCGAATTAAATTTGTTTTATGACCTTTTTTGATTGCTCTTTGAATTCCGTCTAGACCATTTTCATCTATATTATTTCGCTTTGTATTTATTGCTTTTATTGAAGCATTATCATAAACATTGTTACCATTTTCATCTACTGTTAATTTTTTTGTTATAACACCTTTTCTAGCGCCTTGTTGATATGAATCTAAACCATCTTCATTAATATTATTTCGTCTTTTTTGAACAATTTTAATTGTTCCACGCTGAATACTATTTAAACCATTTTCATCAATATTATTTCTTTTAGTGTTTATTGCTTTCCTTCCAGCTCTTTGAAATCCATTTAATCCATCTCTATCTATATCTAGCTGTTTTGTTTGTGTGGCTTTTCTTATTGATCTTTGAAAACAATCAAGTCCATTTTCATCTATATCATTTCTTTTTGTTTTAATTGTCTTTTGAGCACCTCTCTGATAACTATTTTTACCATTTTCATCGATATTAGATTTTGCAGATAATATCATCTTATTTATAATATTTTCATCTTGTAATGCACATTTTGTACAACAATATGTTTTATAACCTGCAATATTATTAACAAAACTGTTTTTATGTCCACAAATTTTACAAAATATATGTAAATTATTTAATTCTTTTTTATGTCTAATTAAATAAATTAATTCATTTTTGCTATAAATTATATTATTACAATTTAACATAATAAAATTTAATAAATTTTGATTACATTTTTGTTTAGTAGGAAGTTCACAATTTAATTTTAATTGTTTAATTAAAGGTTCATTTTCTAAAAAGTTTTTAATATCTTCAATGTTCATAAAATAAAAAAGCTACAGAATTGTTAAAGTTCGGCAACTTTAGACCAATATATTCTGTAGCCATAAATATTATACTAAAAGTATAATACAATTCTATTTAAATTGTTAGTCTTAGGTGTTGCCGAGTACCTATTTATAAATATAAATGAAATATCAATTATCATTTAAATTTTTATAAAATATTGAGATTATTATGGCATTAACAGCAAGAGATTTGACACGACGCATGATGCTAGGCAACATTGACATGGGGCTTTTTCTTGTTATGCGTCCTAATCCTCAAACATTTCAAAAAACTTCTAATAAAATTGTAAATGAGGTTCTAACCAATAGTGGTTATGTGGATGTCCACTGGGGTAATCAGAGAGACGTTATTACTGTTTCTGGTGTTACTGCATCTAAAATAGGTGTGCCGCAACATTATAAAAATGATGAATTTTTAACTGCTAATACAGCATCTTTAATGAATTCTTTTACTAGTAACTCTGGTACTGCTAAGCATGGTCCTAAACAATGGGCAGATGTAGATAGATTTATAATGAAGTTAGAACAAATTTATAAAACAGATAAAGAGCGTACTGGAAGTTTTGCAGATTTAGTAACTGGAAATTATGCTAGTACAGCAGCATTAAGCGTAGCTAGCTTAGGAACAATTTTCTCAAAAAATAGTAAAGAAATATCTAATAAAATTAATTCTAATCGTTCAGAACTTTTAAAAGCTATTCGTGAAGGATATGCCTCTAGAGCTCAATCTTTTATTATATATGATTATTGTATTTATTGGGGTTATTTTACAAATTTTAGCTATACTGAATCAGCAACTGATAAACCGAGACAATATTCATATAATTTTACTTTTAAGGTAGTAAATAGTTCTAAAGATTGGTTATCAGAATCATTAATTAGTAATTTTCCAGAAGCTCGTATTCTTAATTTATTTAGTCAAATAGGTAATTTAGGAGATTATGGAGTTGCTACGATTACTTCAGGAGATAAATTACTTAAAGGAATCTTTTTATAATGGGAGTACTTCAAGCTGAAAATAATGTATCTTATGTAGCAAATAATGCTTGTAAGATCTATATTATTAAACAAGAAGCTGTTTCAAATAGACAAAAATTTGAAACTGATTATGCTTCTTTGATCGGAGATCCTGTAAATCCTAAAAAGTTTTTAAATCTTAAGAATGCTGCACATAGTGGCGAAAATGATATTAAACTAATTCCTTTAATTTGTTATGATGAACCTAAAAATTCATATCTCTATAAAGAAATTAAATTTACTGAAGGAGCAATTGATACTCCAGAAGGTTATAACAAATTATGGTTTTTAAGTAGTTTATTAGAACTTACGAATTGTCCACTTATTGATTTTAGCAAATTAGCCTATGTTTTTCAAATTGAAGGACAATCTCAAGGCGGATTAGCAAATGTAGTTAGTTTTAATACTACTTTTAGTGTAAATGGACAATCAAGTGCAGAATTAGTTGTTAATAATAAAGATTTCAAATATAATTTTAAATATTTTTCAGATAAGGAAAAATATCCTTTTCACTTAAAAAGTTATTTTGATACAAATGATATTATTATAATTCGTTATCAGAAAAAGAATCTACAAGAGACTAGTTTATTAAATTCTTTTAAAAAGACTCAAAAAGATTATTGGAGAGATCCTTATATTTCTAGTAATATTGATCCATTTACAACAATTTTTACTGGTTATATTAACGATATAAACGACTCGTTCTCGTTTAGTAATGGACAACAACAACTATCTATTACTTGTACAGGACCTAGCAAAAAATTAACTTGGACTAGATTTCTTTCTAATAAAGCTGCTGCTAGTAAAGATTCAGCTGACGCTCTTTTACCTATTTCAGCTTATACAAACACGCAAACAAATAATGAAAATAATAAAACTAGTATTCAAAATGACGAAGTTATTAAAAATGTCGTTATAAGAACTTATTCAGGTGTTTTAAATATTCCTATAGTAAAAGAAAAATATGCTGAATTTTTAGATGCTTTTGATAAAGCTAATAATGTAAAAACTGATATTTTTATTAAAGAACTACAAGCTAGAATTGATGGAAGTTCAAATTCTATAGAAATTCAAAATTTACAAAAACAAATTAGCGATAAAATTACTGAACTTAAAAAGAAAGCACAAGACGCTAAAGAAATATATAATACAACTATTTTTAATAATATGAAAGCATTTTCAAAAAATATAGAAAATGCTATAAATATTTATTCAAATTCTTTTATACCAGATACTCCAGCTGTATTCATTATTAATGGTACAGAACAGCCGGCTTATAAATGGGCATTTAATAACTGGTCGTCTTTATTTAAAAGTGATTTTTCCACAGTTTATCAGTTTATAAAAGGAATTGCTGATAATTTACAATTTAATTTTTATGATGATCCTTATGGAAGAATTCATTTTAGTGTTCCAGATATGACTTTAATGCATCTTTATAACAGTAAAGATCCTAACAACTTAAATCAAATTATTAATTTTAGTGAAACTCAAAATACAGAAAATATTGCTAATGTACAATATGTAGAAGCTAGTTATGTTTATGATTTAAACATGACTGTAATTAATGCTGTTATAAAAGATTATTTATCAATTGCTAAATATGGCGAAAAAATGATGCAACCATTTACAATGATAGGTATTACAAATCCAACAGCTTTACAATATGCAGCAAAAATGAGAATGGCTAAATATAATAGAAAAGCATTGTCTAATATAAGAGTTACTTTACAAGGTGAACCTTGTTTAAAAATGGATCAATATGCATATATTAAATCTTTAAGAAAACTATTTTATATTGAATCATATTCGCACTCTTACTCTGCTGGAGACAATCTTACCACATCTTTGAATGGAACATATACAAGAAATATTTTATGTCTTTTAGATTTATCTTCTACTGGAAATACTAAAAAAGATACTAAAACAACAAATAAATTAAATTTATTATCTACTATGGGTTCTAGTCCCAAAGATGAGCTATTTTCTAAATGGAATGAACAAGATAAACAATTGCAAACAAAAGCTTTTCAAAAACAATTAGAAGAAGCGGCAACTATAGAAGATACTATAGATTTACTACAGAAAATAGATTTTCCAGAAAATGATATTTTAACACAAAAAGTTTATCAAATGTATGTTGATAACTTATGCTATCCTGCTGAAAATGAAGACTTAAAACAAGAAATCGGAGCTTTATATAATAAGAATAGTATTAGATTTTGTTATTTAGATGGATTTTTGTGGGAAATTCCTTTTGATACTGATCCTTATTTAATTGCTAAACAAATTCAAGACGAAGAACAAAGAAGATTAAGTAGATTATCTAAAATTCTTGAAGAAAAGAAACAAGCACAACAAAAAACAAATAAAGCTAATATCAAAGAAATAAAAGATATTTCAAAAGGAAATATGTGTCCTATAAAATATGATAAGAAAAAGAGTGAACCTAAAAAGGAATCTCCTAAGATTCGTTCATTACTAGATTTAATCAATTATAATAAATATATAAGAATTCAAAAGACAAAGAAATTTAGTTGTCCATTGAAGAAGGAAGATTATAAAGGTGAATAAAAATGGCTGATAATATATATAGAGCTTTATTAGGTGATAATGCACCATTTTTAGGAATGGCTAATATCTCTTATTATGATAGAATAATGAGAGGTAGAATTGTTAAAGTACATTATGAGCCAATGTCTCAAGCTCTTGGAGACAATAATAAACCTATTTTAAATCAGCAATCTTATAGAACAGTAGATGTTCAATGGTTAGAAGGTAAACCTTTTACATCTGAAAAAGTTAGAATTCCTGAATTAGTTTCATTTTTAGGTTATGGATTAAATTATTTACCTGCTGTAAATGATATTGTGTTAGGAGGATTTAATCCTAATGATGACCCTTATATTATAAGTATTGTATCTAGATGTGCTGCTTTTGAACATGGTGCTCTTTCTGATAATACAAAATTACCAGTTTTAAATAAATATGGTGACGTAAAAATAGATACTGTAATTACAGAAGCTATTAGACCTACTCCTATTAGATATATTGAACCTGGAGAAATTAGTTTAACTTCTGTAAATAATAATAGTGAACTATATTTAGATAAAAATGGAGCATTAAAACTTATTTCTAGAGTTCCTGTATTAAATAAATCAGGTAGTCAATATATAAATGGTTTACAATGTGGCGATAGACTTTGGGAAATTTCAATTGGACAAAATATTATAGATGAAGGAACAAAAGAGATTAAAAAGAGCAGTTTTGGTAATAATGTTCAATATCAAATATTAGGACATCAAAACGATTGCAAAGTAGATTTTGATAGTGAAGGAAATATTGAAGTAAATAATAAAGGAAATAATATGAAAATGGATGTAGACGGTAATTTTATTGTTACTACATCTACAGGTAATAGTATTTCTCTTACAGATGGGGTAATAAAGGTAGCAGATAATCAAGGAAATAGTATTACTATGAATAGTTCTGGTATACAACTTGGCGATAATGCTAGTTTTAGTGCTGTTCTAGGAGAATCCTTAAATACTTTACTTCAATCTATGATCGCAATTTTTAATTCCCATACTCATATCTATAGTCCTGGCAGTGGTAGACCTACACCTACAGCTCCAACATTAACTCCAATGACTATAGCTGATATTCTTAGCAAAACTATTAAATTGAAACAATAACTCGTTATCATTTAGATTTAATATATAATTCTAAGGATAATAAGATGAGTCTTTCAGCAGAAGAAGTTAAAAATAATCTAGTAGTACAAATATTACAAAATTTTCCAACAGCAGATACAGAAACTGGTTCAGTTTTAAGAGATGTTTTTGTAGATCCTCAGTCTGTACAAATTGCTGCTTTATCTGAAGAAAATGATTATAATTCTTATTTAACTACTTTTGTACAAAATGCTGAAAATATTACTGAAGAAGATTTAGATGAAATTGGTGCTACCTATGGTGTAGTAAGAAGTGATGGTAATAAAGCTACTGGTTCTATTACATTTCAATCTACAACTAGACCTACTTCAAATATTCAAATTGGTGCCGATGATGGTAGTGGCGGTATTTCAGTTAAAACACTATTAACTGAAGGTGGAAACTCATATACATTTACAACTACTGAAACAGTTTACTTAAAAACTGATGCTACTTATAACCCTGATCATAATTGTTATGAAGTAACTGCTCCTATTACTGCTTCTGTAGCAGGTTCAGAATATAATTTAGGTATTGGAACAATTAAAGTTTTAGTAGACGGTATTGCTAGTATTACAGGTGTATATAACTATGTTCCTACTACAGGCGGTACTGATAGACAAAGTAATACAGAATATGCTACTTCTATTCAAGATACGATTTTAGGAAGTTCTAAAAATATTGAATCTGGAGTAGATTCTATTTTAAAATCCGTAGAAGGTGTTTCAGAAGTTAAAACTTTGCATCCTAATTCAATCGAAGAACCTACAGAATCTGGCTATTCTATTAGTTATGTAAAAGGAACTATTGAAACTATTGTGAGTGATTTTACTTTTACTTATACAAATACAACACAGGAATATGAATTAAACAAAAAACCTGTTACTAGAATTATTTCAGTATCTGCTATTGTAGATGGAGAAACAAAAACATTAGAAAATGGAACAGATTATTATTTATTTTCTGATCAAAACAGCATTTATAATGATACAATGTATAGTTCTGATAAAATTATTTTCTTAAGAACTGCAAGTGGCACACCAGATCCTAATACAGAAGTAACAGTTAGTTATTCTTATAATAAATTAATTGAAAATTGTCAGCAAGTATTAAATGCTAGTCTTACAGATTATTTAATATTAGGTAATTTGTTAGTAGCTCAAGCTAATCCTGTAATTATAGACTTTAGTACTACAATTAGATTAAAATATAACTATAATACAGAAGTTGTCAAAAATGAAATTTTAACTGGTATTAGTAATTATATACAATCCTTAAAATTAGGTGCTGATTTAACCCAAGAAGATTTATTTACATTTATTAATACTACTTATTCTGAATATGTAAGTGGAGTAGTTTATCCTTTCTTAGTATTTTGCAAAGATGGTAAAAATACTTCAGATAATAATATTACTTTTACTTATGGCGAATATGCTAGTATTGATGAAAATTCTATAAATATTAATTTTGAATAACTATGTGGGACGTCAAATTAAATAATAGTTGCAATCACAGAATTATTAATGAGCTTTTAGATATTAAAGGCTCTTATCCTAGTTATTATGCAATTTTAAAACGTCCTGTATATGGTAATAATCTTCAAATTAAATTAGTAGATGAAGATAATTTATTTGAAGTAGATCCAGTTTTACTTTCTTGTACTTTAGGAGCAGATAAAAAGACTTTAGTACTTAATACTACAGAAATTCAAGTAGATGTAAGAGACGGAGTCTATCCTAAACATAGTTATTATGCTACTTATGCTACAGATCAAGCTCATTGTCCTAAATGTATAGAAGGTACCAATAAAACAAATGATATTTATATAGATGTTTTAGGTAGACCTATTCTTACAGCAGGTTTAGAACGGCTAATTCAATCTATTAAAAAGATTTTAATTACTGCTATGCAATCCAATATTTATGACGAAGAATATGGAAGTGAATTACCTAATTTAATTGGTAAAAAGAAAACTGTTTTAACATTATTAAAAGCTCAAAATACTATACAAAATGCTATAGAGTATATACAAACAAATCAAATGAAAAATTATGATTTATTATCTGATGATGAAAAATTACTTAAGATAGATAATTTTCAAGTAATTCCAACTACAGATCCTAAAGTATTAAAATTTTCATTTGAAGTTTATACATTATCAGGTAAGAATGTAAATATAGGAGTATCAATCTAATGTTATTTACTACAAACTCAATTTGTTATGATTTATTAGCTATACCATTAGAAGATGGTATTCTTGATATTTCTTGGTCTGTAGATACTGATACTTTAAAAACTATTTTTGAAAATGAAGGTGTACAAAAAATTCTTAATTTTCAAGATAAAGTAGATTTTATTATTCAAATAGATAATGTAGATAGTTTTGATTCTATTAATTTAAAAGAATATAAATTTTCAGAAATAGAAAAAACATATAGAGGAAATATTGTATTTTCTGCAGTAATTCCTTTTAATAAAAATAAATTTGATGAAACAAATTATTTCTTTAGAGTAAAGATAGCTGATACTTCTACAGAATATAATATATATGTTAATGGAACTCAAATACAAGACTATATTTCTATTACTGATACTTGGAGTTCTACTAAAGGATTTGTAATTCCTAAAAATTATACTAAAGATTTGGTAGAAGCTATGTACACTTTAGTAGCTGATTTTAATGCTTATAATAAAGAAGCTAAGTCGGCTAATATGTATTATATTTTTCAGGCTGTAGCAGATACTTTAAATAAAGAATATAAATTTATTTCTGATCAAAGAAATAGATTATCTATTAATAAATCTTTACCTGATACATTAGTAGATACTTTTGGTATCTTATTTAAATTTTCAGATTCTTATGGAATCACAATGGAAGAATATAGAAGAATTCTTCAGCACTTAATTATAGGGTATCAACATGGTGGAGCTTGGAATTATATTAAACAAGTTCTTAAATACTTAATTGGCTATATTCCAGAATTATATACTCTAAAGAATTTTTATCCTTGGATTTTAAGAAAAAACGGAATAGAAGATCCAGATTGGTCTATAAGAAATTATTATAATCCACAAACAAATTTTTATCTATATAAAGAAAATTATTTAAATCCTAAAAATAAAAATCAAATTATTTTAATGGATAATAAAGAAAGATTATTTACTTTTATTGTAAAAACTAAAAACTTTTATAATAGAAATATAGATAAAGAAAAAATTAAAGCAATCTTGGATTTATTAAAATCTGTCTATACAAAATATAGCATTAACATATACGACAACACAGAACCTTTAGACTTTACAAATTATATTTATATAAACGATGAACAAGATTACTTATTAAGTTCAGATGATGAATATATTATGTATTAATTTTATTAAAAATTATTAAAAGACCTATTCTTTAATTAGAGTAGGTCTTTCTTTTAAGTTCATTTAGATTATTATATAAGAACTATTTAAATAAGAGGTTTAATTGTGTCCCAGAATGTATTTCCAGCTTTTACTGATATGATGCCGAATGTAGAAGACATTCAGCTAATTGTAGATTCATTAAGACAAGAAGATAAATCAAGAACAACTAAAGATGGTATTTTTAATCCAGGTATTGTAAATCAACAAGACGAATATTTACAAGCTGGTACAAATGAAAATTCTTTAAAAATTAAACCTTTTATTGCTTATACAGCAAATGGAAATAGAATAGAAGTAGCTTCTACTTGGGACAATCTTTATGCGCAAGGTAATGTAATTACAGTTACTAATGCGAATTTAGTTTCTACATATGAAAATATTCCTGTTTGGTATGCTTATTCTAAAACTTATGAAAGTTTTGATCAAACAGCTGAAAATTATACAGAATCGTTACAATTAGCTACTTTGGGTAGAGGTTCAATTCTTCACGGTATTAAATTAAGAATTAACTCTTTATTTAATATTACTGGAGCAGAAACTCAACCAAATGTTTGGGTATCTATTGGAACACAATCCGAGCCTGAGAAATTCTTACCTCCTACATTAGTTTCAGCAGATAATTTATCTACAAATTTAAGTGTGATGAACTTAATGTATAGTATTGACGATGCAAATCCTACTAACATTATTATTACATTTACTTCTGATTCTGTATTTTTAAATACTTTAACAAATGGTTCTTTAACAGTAAATCTTTGTATTGCTAATTTGAGTGGATTTGATAATGAAGAACTTATTGAAACTGTAGGTGGTTATCAATTATCTAATACTTCTGTAGGAACTTGGCAACCTTCCACAACCTATCATATTGTAGCTAGATATGAAGAAACACCTAGTAATTATAGACAACTAAACTATACAACTATTGACGGTACTAATATTTCTACTACTTCTGAACCCACAAGATTTACTACAACTTATAGTTTTTATGCTTTAAGGAAAACAGGTTCAATTATTGATTACACTACATTAGATGATGTAAAATTAGGTGAAATTGTAACAGATGCTAATGGTAATATAAATCGTATTTATGTTAATGGTAAAAATAATAGTGGAGATCTATATACTCAATATTTAACATTACCTGGTTATAGATTTACAGAAGGTATTAATGCTTCTCAAATAGGAGATGGAAGTGTTACAAATGAACAATTTGCTTATTTAAGTACTTTAACTGGAAATGTTCAATCTCAATTAAATAGTAAAGCAAATTTAAATACTGATAATACTTTTACGGGTATTAATACTTTTGAACAGCAGATTGTTGGTAGTATTGATAAAGTAAATGGATTTAGCGCTTATGCAACACCTATTGCTAATTCATTATTAGTATTAGATGAAAATGCAAAAATTCCTGGAGAAGCAATTTCAGAAAGCACTATTGCTAGTATTGGTAATTTTTATACTGTTTCAAATGGTGTTACATCTAATGGTAGAGCTAGCTTTTTAACTCCAAATTCTACTTTAGACGGTGTAAAAATTACTGCTAATTCTTCAAATCCTTTAGTTCTTAATTATCCAGATGGTTCAGTTGAAAGAATTACTACAGATCAAAACGTTGGTGGATTAGCAGCAGATGGTTATTATTATTTAATTAAAGAACGTAATGGGAACTTTATTTTCTTACCTACTAGTGGTGGTACAAAAGCTTGTATTCCAGTAGTTAGTGCTGGTAATAGTTTTTATTATGAAGGTGCGCAAGGTACAGTTTCTAACTATTATGAAGGAAGTACTGCTTATAAAGCATTTAATGGTACAATTATAGATGGTACTTCTTTAGGTAAAATTACTTATACAAACTATAATAACGTAGAAACAACTGGTTATTTACCTTCAGATCATGAAACATATTTAGCAATTACATTCCCAACAGCTATTGTTCCTACAGGTTTTGCTGCTTGTTTTAGAGCTGCTCAATACGATGCAACACCTAAAGCTTGGGTATTTGAAGCTACAAATGATACAGATCTTGAAACAGCTACTTGGACTCAATTATATCAAGTGCAAGCTGCAAATCCTTCTACTTGGGGAATTAATGAAATTAAAACATTCGCTTTAAGTGGAACAACTGCATTTAAAACCTTTAGATTTGTATTTAATGTAAACGAAACTACAATTAATAACTATATGGCTGGTGAAGAAACATCCGCTACTGGTGTTACTATGCCAATTAATTGTTATTATTTCCAAATGTATGCAACAAATACAGATACAACAAATAAAGGAAATGTAATTGAAGGTTATAAACAACCTACTGGAATGTCTATGGGAAGCTATTTCTTAGATATTTCTAAAAAACCTTATACTGGTTATAAATGTATTGGAAATAATCAATTTTCTCCTGTAGATTATGTAAAATTAGGTTTTGTAAATTTAACAGGTTATGGAACTGCTAATGTAGTTATTACCTGCTATCCATTCTGCTATAATACATTTACTTTATCAGAAGAAACATCTATTTCTAAAAATACACCTATTACATTTAATCATAATTTAGGCGTAATTCCTAATATTATAGATGTTAAATTCAGATGTTTAGTAGCTAATAATGGTTATTCTGCTGGAGAATATTGTTCAAATCTATATTGTTCTGATACTACTGGACTAACAAGTATCAAAGATTCATTAGATTCTACAGTTACTTCAGTAAAAATGTGGCCAGGTACTCCTACTTCTACACTCTACGTAAAAAATAAAAATACTGGAGCTTTAGGTTCAGTAAGTAACGCTCAATGGGCTATGATTATTTACTGCTCTAGAGGTTGGTAACATTTTCTTCTGTCTTAAAAGACATAGAGCTAGTCGATTTAGATTAGCTCTTGTTTTTTTATAACGCTGTTAGATCATTATTTATTGTATTTTATGATAAATTATTCGTTTTAATATTTAAAGTTAATTCTACAGTGTTTTAGAGTATTTCTTATTGTTTCCTAATTGTTTCCGTATCATTCTGATGATTCATTTACTTTATCTTTGCTCAATCTGCCATTAGGTGGAATCTGTGTATGAAGTTAATTCCTTTTATTATCACAAATTAGCCTTTACCATTTCCTGACACTTTAAGAACAATAAAAGATTTTAGTTTTAGTTAGATTATTAAGAATTTATTAAGTGTTATTAAGAAGTAAGTAAGTCTTAGTTTAAGGAAGACTCTTCAAGAGTAAAGCATAAACTAATTTTTTATCTACTATCTGTTAAGATTAAAGCAAAATTAAAAAATCTATTTTACTAAGATATTCTTAAAATATTCTTAAAATATTCTTAATATCTAATGTTTAAAACATGTCAGCACGGGTATTGTTTACTTATCTGCAATCGTATCTTAATTAAAAAATCTGCAAATATCAGAATTTTTAAAATAACGGGCTTAATTATACATTCACCCATCGATCGTAATTCATTAATAAAATCTCATTTTATTGAGAAAATTATCAAAGTTCTAAATTAAATTATAATAAGTACAAACTCACTAGGCTTTAGTTTGATACCGCCATCCTTACGACAGATCATAACTCTTATTAATAACTTAATTAGCTACAGATAAGAACACATTTAACTTCGCCACCTTTTTTCGAAGACTACGCGTATTGTTCTACTTTCTGTTTGACGCCCGTTGATTATTTATTGTTACGTGGGTCGGATCCGTAACGTACAGAAAGTTTATTGTAGTATTTATTTCGACAGATAAAAGTAAATATACTTGAGTGTTAAAGTCGATTTCAGCGATCATTTTATGTCTTATAAGTTATTGGTTATAATATATAACAAAAAATGTAAGACTATTTTAAGATCATGTACTATTATACTAAAAGTAAGAATATTTGTAAACATATAGTAAATTTAGTATAATAATAATGTAGTTAACTAAATAAAGAAAAAAGGAGACTGAAAGACATGTCTACAAAAACATTAACTAAGACACAAAAAGTCTATAATATGTTAAAAGGTGGCAAGGCCGTAAAAGTAAGTACTGCTGCTAAAAAATTATATGGTAGTGATGATGCTACTTCTATAAGTAATGCTCGTCGTATTATCAATTCTCTTAAGAGTGAATTCGACATTGAATTGGTAGCTGAAGGTACTTATAAAGCAAACTAATTACTATAATCAAAAAAATTGCATATTCGAAAAAAAAAGGGAAGTATATCATTTTACTTCCCTTCATAAGATTTTAATTATTTGACCAATATTTATGAAACATATTCAAAAACTAATTCTTCACAATTTTCAACAATGGAAAAAAGGTGAAATTGAATTTAAAGAAGGACTAAATGTCATTGTTGGGAATACAGAAAGTGGCAAAAGTACTCTATTCAGAAGTATCTATAGCATTCTCACTGGTAAAATGCCAGAAGATTACATTCGTAAGGGAAGTAAATGTTGTGAAGTAGAAATTCACTTTAGCGATGGAAGTATTTTTAAACGTAAACGTAGTAGTAAGGAAAATATTGCATTATGTAACGACAAAATCTTTGAACGTGTAGGTAAAGAAATTCCTTTCGAATATTTTAAACAACTTGGTCAAACAAGCATCAACTT